CTACAAGTTATCATCCACATCCACCAGAACCAGAACGAGAAGAAGGAGCAGGAGCTCAAGATGGAGACCATGAAGGTGTTCAACTCGAACAACAAGTTCAAGTTGAACGAGGAGCTGAAGAGGATGGTGGGCAACATCACCGTGTCCTACCACTTGGTGAGGTTCGACTTGTCCGTCGCCCCCCTGAAGAACTCCATCGTCGTCTCCACCAGCAGCACCTACATCCCCAGCAAGATCTGGTACATGGTCAAGAGGGGGATGGTCCAGGGGACCGAGGGGGACAAGACGAAGATGTTGAAGGCCTTGTTCGAGACCAAGACCATCAGCGACGAGGAGGTCATGGAGACGATCTTCTTCAAGTACGAGGGGGAGTACACGGTGACGGGCTCCATGAAGAGGGACTTCATGGAGGAGGAGATCAAGAAGGACCTGTACAACCCCAACATCTTGGGCCAGGTGGGCGGGAAGAAGGACGACTTCATGATGGTGTTCCCGACGAACCCCCTGATCTACTTCTTGTCGATGTGCTCCAGCCACCCCTTGTCCAAGAGGCCGGAGAACCGGTTCTACCCCCTGAGGTCGGAGAGGGACTTGTACAGGAGGTACTTGAACATGGAGGGGGCCTTGATGACCCCCATGATGAAGATCAACAACATGGAGGACTTCGAGACCAGCTCGGCCCTGACCTTCGAGGTGTCGTCCACGTTGGAGAAGTTGGTGGGGGAGTACTACTTGAGGCAGAGGCAGTTCCACAAGGAGAAGACCAGGGTCAGCCTCACCGAGGACTACACCTCCATCATCTCCAGGATGACCGAGGGGGAGTTGACCTACCAGAAGGTGGACGCCTTCAACAGGGTGAGGCACGACCTGTTCATGCAGGTGGTGTTGTCCTTGATGGGGGAGGACAGCTCCAAGAAGTCCGACGTGGACTTGATCGAGGAGCTGTCCTACACGGGGCCGAAGTACTTCCAGACCCCGGACTTCTTGTTGTTCAGGGACGGGAAGATGACCATCTTGGACTTCGCCGTGACCGCGGGCAACGCCGGCAACAGGAGGGACGACAAGGTCAAGAAGTACTGGGACCTCAGGGAGGGGATCTCCATGGACAAGAACTTGGACGTGGAGGTCGAGGGGGTGATCTGGAAGATCAACAGCCACTGCAACTTCTTCTTGCCGCCGATCTTGAAGTTGTCCGAGCTGGAGGTGTGGGAGCACGAGGCCATCAAGTTCTTGAGGAAGGTGTACTTGAACATGGAGGCCAGGCCCAACTTCAGCAAGTTCAAGCACCTCTTGGCGGAGGAGAAGGAGGACCAGGACTTGGAGGACACCTTGTACATGCTGGAGACGGAGATCAAGAACTTGATCACGTACAAGTTGAACTGCCACAACTTGAACCTGAAGGCCAGGCCGTTGGACTCCTCCAGGGAGAGCTTGAGCTTCGAGAACAGGGTCTACCAGAACAAGGTGTTGCCGGAGGAGATGGACTGCTACAAGAAGTACTCCAAGGCCATGCCCATGTTGGGGGGGAAGTACATCAGGCAGGTGGAGGAGTTGTACATGAACATGGCCGAGAACAGGAACTTGCCGGAGTACCAGGTCGAGATGTTGAGGTTCAACATCGGCGAGATCATGTCGGTCGCCGACAGCGAGAAGGAGAGGTGCGAGGAGCTGAGGAAGAAGTACGAGGAGACCCACGACCACAGGATCCCGAAGATGTTCCCCTTCCCCCTGATGAGGATCGACGAGGACAGGATGAAGAACATGACCAAGGGGTCCTCCACCTTCTCCTACGGGGACGTCAAGGAGTTGTTGGAGGACGGCACCTGGCTGTTGGACTCCTCCTTGGACTTCGAGGAGCAGAAGGAGAAGGAGATGGACGACGAGAAGATGTACCCCTACCCGGAGGAGGGCATCGGCTTCTCCGTGGAGGAGGACATCCACGTGGTGGAGGACTTCCTGGAGTGGATGATGGAGGACATGGACGAGGCGGGGATGTGCGACTCCACCTACAAGAGGTTGGAGGGGGACAGGTGGAAGGCGTTGTACAGGTCCAACATGTGGTCCTTGGTGGACTTCATGTCCAACTTGGCGGAGAACATCTGCTACTTGGAGGGCAGGAGGTACAAGGGGGACTTGACCGACAGGAAGGGGCTGATCCCGAGGGACACCGCCAAGGACTACACGGTCATGAAGGTGTTCCCGGGGTACATCTTGTACGTCAAGAGGGGGTCCAGGCTCACGAAGGAGAAGCAGATCAGGATCCGGATCATGGCGCCCATGGAGTCCATCATGTCCAACAACTCCCAGATCTTCAAGACGATGACCGAGACGACGTTCAACCCGGACTTGTACCAGAGCAAGTGGCTCACGATCAGCGCGCCCATGCTGAAGCACTTCGTCAAGCTCAGGGAGGTGGTGACCGCCTTGTACAGCAACTTGGTGGACAAGGAGCTGGAGTCGAACAGGGGGAAGATCGTGGCCCCCTTCACCTTGACCAAGACGTTCGCCACCATGGTGATGGTGTTGATGGAGAACAAGAGGGGGACCAGCACCACCCTCCAGTTGGGGAGGTACCTGTTGCACAGCGCCACCAGCTACATGACCAACCGGACCTCCTTGATGTCCGACATCAACTCGGACCCCATCAGGACCAGGATGGAGGCCTACATCAGGATCATGCAGATGAAGTGGTACGTGAAGATGCTGTCCGACTCGGAGATGATCTGGAAGACCAGGGTGGAGAACCTGGTGTCCATGTCCACCGACCACGACCGCTTCTTCACCTGGTCCCCCTTCGACTTGGACTCCAAGGTGGAGTTCTCGGTGTTGATGGACTGCATCTACAGCTGCAACCTCTTCGAGAAGGACACCGGGTTCGTCGCCCACAGGGTGAAGGCCATCATGTCCAAGATGGTGGCGGCGGAGAGGAAGTTCTTGAGGGTGAGGGAGTCCGACTGGTCCAAGGGGGACATCGACAACTTGGTGGACTTCTGGCACTCCAAGGACCAGCTGCACATGTTCGACTTCAAGTTCGTCATGTCGGCCACCAAGATGTTCTTCAAGAACAAGGTGGGGAGGTTGGAGTTGGGCCTGGCGATCGAGGACGCGTTGAGCGGGGTCATAGACCAGGCCATGATGATGACGTCCTCGCTGGTCTCCGGCCCCTTGTCCGCCGAGGGGATCCTGTGGGCCGCCAAGACGGAGAAGACCAAGACGTTCATGTCCATCTTCGACGAGGTGGAGAAGTTGGGGACCAACAACCTCATCGAGATCGTCGGGAAGTTCACGTCCGTGGACGCCATCTTCGCCCTGTTCCCGAAGGCCCAGATCGGGGGGCCCAGGGAGATCTTGATCCAGGCGGTGAAGCTCAGGTTGTTGGTGAAGTTCTTGGAGCTCTTCTCGGGGAAGATGTGCAACTTGCACCCGAAGGAGATGTTGACCAAGGACCACTTGAAGGCCCAGTTGCAGGCGGACTACATGAACACGAACAGGGAGGAGATGATCGAGGGGAAGAACCAGGGGAACCCGATGTTGTCCGCCTCCCTGAACATGGACGCGTCCAAGTGGGCGCCGGGCTTCGTCATGGAGCACTTCTTCTGCTTCGTCCAGGCGTGGGACGTGCCGGAGGACATGAAGAAGGTCCTCCTGTCCATCATATCGGCCTTCTCCTGCAAGTTCATGTTCACCCCGGAGACCTTGAGGGAGAAGTGGAAGAAGAAGCCCACGGACGAGCTGGAGTCCCGGGAGGACTTGGAGTGGTTCAGGAAGCGCTCGGTGGACCAGTCGGGGGTGGTGGAGATCTTGTCGGGGATGGGCCAGGGGATGTTGCACAAGATGAGCAGCTTCTACGCGTGCGTCATGGACGACGCCCAGGACTTGGTGGTGGGGAACGTGGTCAGGAGGATGACCGGGGTGGAGGTCAAGGCGGACACCATCCTCTCGTCGGACGACAAGACCAAGTTCTTGCTGTTCAAGTGCGGCAACAACCTGGACCGGTTGGAGGAGGCCTTGTCCTTGTACATCAAGTGCACCGACTCGATCACCAGGCTGGTGAACATCCACATCAACTGGAAGAAGAGCGGCCTGAACTTCCTCATCAGCGAGTTCAACTCGTTGTTCAGCATCGGGAGGAGGATGGTCTGGGCCTCCATCAAGGACATCTACAACAGCAACACCATCCCCGACTTGTCCTTCCCGGAGGACGCCGTCCAGCAGATGTTGTCCTCCATCCGCAGGTGCTTGGAGCACGGGGTCTACATGACGACGATCCAGCCGGTGTGCCAGATGGCCCACAACCAGTTGAGGAGGTACTACCGCCTCGACGACTCCATCACCAAGAGGCTCTGCGACACCCTGGACTGCACCGTCGACAGGTTGCCCTACCACTTGGGGTACTTCCCGACCACCAACTTGTTCAGCACCATCATCATGGGGAAGGAGGTGAGGATGATGTCCAGCCTGAACTCCGCCAAGACCAAGGAGTTCTACCAGAAGCTGTTCTCCGCCCAGAGGAACAAGATGGACGACAAGATGAAGAACTTGATCCCCTTCACGGAGGACTCCAGGGGCAGGTTCTGGTTCGAGATGAACATGAGGATGGACAAGCAGCTGAAGGAGATCAAGAAGGACTTCTTCGCCAACAGGGTGAAGAAGCCCATGACCAGGATCTTGAAGGAGATGGACATCAACTCCTTGAACGTGAACCTGGTCTCCAACGACATGAAGTCCTACAGGAACTTCACCCAGGAGTACTTCGTCGGGATGAGGAGGAACTACGAGTTCAACGAGTTGATGACGGTGCACTCGCTGGTCAGGGCGCTGCAGCTCTCCTCCAAGAAGGCCATGGTGATGCCCAAGACCAAGATGGTGATGGAGGTGGAGAACGAGATCGCCGAGTTGGACCAGAAGTTGATCAACGAGAGGAAGAGGACCTCCGAGGAGGACTTGATCAAGATCATGGAGAGGAGGAAGATCTTGCAGGAGGGCATCAAGAAGTTGCAGGTGGGGGTCGAGGAGTTCGTGCACGACGTCTTGATCAGGGGGAAGGCCACCGACAGCACGATCTGCTTGTACGACCAGCTGGAGGGGCTGGAGGACTTGGAGGTGTCCACGATGGAGGAGATGAAGAAGTTCCCGAAGACGGAGAAGTTCTACCACGGCACGATGAAGAAGATCAGGTTCTACATCAGCCCCGTGGGGTTGTCGGTGAAGGGGGGGGACGTGATGAAGCACATGTTCGAGGACAACTTGGCCCCCTCCAACAGGGTGGTGACGACCGTCGACAAGCTGTTCTCCTCCTTGAAGACCAGGAACACCAACGGCGGGTTCAGCTCCAGGGAGTTGTACAGCAACCCCTTCGGCTCCATCAAGAAGTTGATGTCGGGCTCCAACTACCCGCTGAAGGACTTCAAGGACTTCATCATGCTCAACTACAAGAACATGAAGTTCATGGAGATGATCATGATCTCGGACACCACCTGCAGCGGGAACTTCTCGGACAACCTCAAGAAGTTGATGATGTCCAGGTCCAGGCCGGAGTTCAACTACAGGTTCCCGTCCCAGGAGTACACCAAGGACGAGAAGGTCACCAGGTTCTTGTCGGACATCTCCCTCAACGACAACAAGCCGTACAAGGGCATCTTGAAGAACACGGACATCTTCTTGTCCGACTCGAGGGTGGAGAGGGGGTTGAAGATGTACCAGGTCGCGGGGGGGGAGGAGCCCGTCTCCTGGGAGAACATCAGCTCGGAGAGGGTGGAGTACGGGTCCTTCAACTTCAGGAAGGACAAGTTCAGGTCCCACTTCTGGACCAACTTCAAGATGGTGGTGATGGCCAAGGAGTTCCAGGACAAGGTGGAGATCAGCTACTTCAGCCCGGTGGACCTGGGCACCTCGGAGACCGACCTCACCAGCTTGTTGTACTTGGTGGACAAGTTCAAGAACGACATGATGAACTTGAAGAAGAAGTGGGTCCCCATGACCTTGAGCAACTGGAGCATGAAGTGGAACATCACGTACAACAGGATGAACTTCTTCGTCAAGACCTACATCAAGAGGGGGTTCGAGAAGTGGGTGATGATGACCCAGTTCTACACGTCGTTCAGCTCCCACTTGGGGGACCCCGGGCCGGTGAGGGAGATGACGTACACCCAGATGGAGGACAGGTACACCGTGGACCACGAGAAGCTGATGAAGATCAAGATGACCAGCATGATGGGCGAGCAGTACACCATGAGGGACCTCTTGTTGGAGCCCCCCAGCATCGAGGACTTGGCGAAGATGTTGACCGAGGAGGACTTGCTGCCCACCCTGGAGATGCCCCTGGTCAAGTCCAAGGACGAGACCGACAACTACAAGGACGTCCAGGACATCTTGGAGCAGTTCAACAACGCCTTGGGCGCCAACAGCATGATGTCGTCCTTGACCAAGATGTTCAAGGGCAACAGCAGGTTGATCCAGGGGGGCAACTGGGACTACGACGCGTCCGAGATGATGTTCATGGAGGGGGGCGGGTCCATGTTGGAGAACCAGTCGGACTACTCCTCGGACTCGGAGGACACCAAGAGGGAGAAGTTGAAGGGCTGGGAGAGCACCGAGGACTTGGAGAAGAGGGAGAAGAGGAAGGCCATCAACTTGAACAACAACAACCAGTCCGAGTTGGGCCTGTTGGGGATGGCGAAGTCCATCAAGAAGATGATGGACAAGGAGAAGGAGAGCGACTTGTTGGACCAGGAGGACTCGGTCAGGAGGATGAAGTTGAACGACATCTTGAACTCCATCTTGATGAAGGCGGTGGAGTGCAACTTGGACTACAACAGGAACCAGATGAAGGCCGACTTCCAGAGGTTCAAGTCCCAGAACAACGAGATCACCTACCACAACTTGCTGTTGTGGCAGATCAACTGGGCCTTCGACTTCGGGATCCCCGACTCGATGTCCCTCTGGATCTACAACTACTTGTTGTCCAAGACGTCCACGATGCACGTCATCAAGCCGTCCAAGAGGCTGGTGAAGTTCGGGCCGGAGTTGTCCAGCAGGATCCCCCGGGAGCTCATCTTCATCTCCAAGAAGGAGGAGAGGATCGACGCCTTGGACGAGCTGATGAACTTCATGTAGAAGAACATCTTCAACTTCTAGTACCAGTTCTGGTTCTGGGAGTTGGAGATGGAAATATG